TTTTTCTATTTTAACTCGTTCCTTATATTCAATTCGTGTTTGAAAACGTGTCTTAGGAAGATACACGTTGCGAAAATTAACTACCGTGTCTTTGGTTGTAAAGAATTTTTCCCATACAATAGTATCATTTTTTATAACAGGAAAAGAATCCAAAGTAGTTATGCGTATTGTGTCGCTGTCCTGTATGACCTTTAGACCGTGTTTAAGCGCCTTTTGGTAGTGGTATTGTGCCTTTCTTTCGCTTGAGCAACTTAACAGCGTTAAAACGGCTAAAATTAGGTAGAGGTTTTTCATAGGTTTTTAAGCATTTCAATTACACGAGGGCAAGGATACATATCGGATTTATCTGGACGAACGGAATTGTGCGTATAAATGCCAGAAGTCATTTTTAAAGCTTCTCTATCGACGTTCCAAATTTCTTGCCTGTAAGTCTTTGGAATATCGTAAGTGTCGCAAAGGTAAACTAGTAACTGACGTAAACTTTCTATTTGCGCGTCCGTGTATTTATACCAAAATTGATGACCTTTAAATTTATACTCAAGATCCACGACCATTTCGGATTTAACTTTCTTGCCGACGTAGTTATAGTAATTTCCTTCTTTATATTTCAACCCACCCCAATTACATACCTCTATGCCTATCGAAGTTTTATTTAAGTCGTGAAAAGGCAATTTGTAATTTTTAAAAATTTGTTCGCCTACTCCTAAATGCCACGCCCAATGTTTAGAAGAAAAGCATTGAACTATTTTTCCGCTTTCTCCTATAACAAAAGGAGTTGCTATTTTACTTTCGTTGCTTCCCCAAAACCTGCTTACCGCTTCAGCATCCCCACCGCCTGCCGTATGATGTAAATAAATTTGGTTTTTAGGATATTCATTTTGTAAGTATTGCGTTTCTTTTAAACGACATTGTACAATTTTAGAAATATCTAGACTAGTCTTTGAACTCATTTAATTCAGTTTTTGAGCGGGTTAAAAATTTCTTGAAACTTTGTAAAATGTTTTTTCCTGTAATGTCGTAGTAAGATTCGTTTATGCTTTTTATCTCAACCATAACGCAAAAGAAAGTGAACGCTTTTGTTAAGATTAAATCTACCTTAACAAACATTCCTAATATGTCCGCTAAAACGAATTTTTCCATTAAGAAAATAGCCACTATCGCACCCGAATAAAGCAACGATTTTGAAATCGTGCTGGATAACCTACGCGACCGAATAGATTTCCACCCTCCTAACTTTACGGCACGCCATATACCGAAAAACATATCGCCCCAAATAAACATAATCGCAATAGCGACCATAGGTTTAACAGGTGCTAAAATGCTGAATAAGGAAATAGCTAAAAACCAAATTTTATTCTTCATTGTCGTTTTGTCTAAATATGTATTCTTGTACTATTTGAAATGTCGCATAGCTAGAAAATGCTAAACACATTAATTTTGGATAAATGTAAACGCTTTCGAAGATACAAGCTATCGTTCCTGTGTACACAAATAGAAAAAATAGCAACGCGAGACCTTTAAGGTTATTGTTCATATAGTTCGTTTAAAAAGTCGTTTATATTTTCAAAGGTTTTTTCGTTTACGCTCATAGAAGTATCGCAAAAAATTACTCCATTGTCCGTCGGAACGTGAGCCTGTGTTTCGTCAAAAATTTCCGCTTCGCCTTCGAAATAGTATTCGGATTCACGCATAATAAATCCTCCGTTAATTGTTATTAGATTAAGCATATTTAATGACATTTGAATTTAACATAACCGCCGTATCCGTTCCGTTTGTAAGTTGTCCCGCCCAAATTAAAAAACACGGCGAAGGTATTGTAATTACCGAACCCGCTAATGTATTAAGGTATCGTGTATTACTCGCGAGCGTTGGTGAAGGTGCGTATAAATTACCGCTTGCGTCAATTGCAAAATTCGCGATATTGTCATTAATTAAATTTAGTGAAGCAATGCTTCCCAAAGTCGCAATCAATGTTGCGCCAGTTAACGTTGCGCTGGTGTTGACATAAAGACGTGGTGTATAGTTTTGCGTTGCTACCGTTTTCCTATACATTTCTGTAACTTGTATCATTGAATTCGCAACGATATGCGAGGAAATATCTTCGGAGGCAATCAAAACAATTCCGCTACCCGTATGCGTTACCATTGTTTTTTTTGCAATCAAAGAAACTCCAGTATTGACGCTTAAATCACCGCTACCTAACAAGCTACCGCCATTAATAGTCTTAATGTTAGTACCGCTAACAAGTTCCGTTTGCATTCCAGTACGAGCCGTCGCTAGTATTTCGTGTCCTGTAATACTTTTACTTTCAAATCCGCTCATAGTTTCTTCCGCTATCTCTAGCAAATCAGTATCGGCTAAAGGCGCACTCTTCGGAGTTAATTCGCTTATTTTAATCATTTCGTAAGTTTTGGTTGTTCAAGCTTATTAATTAACTTCTGCAACTTAACTACGTTGCTTTGTTTTGGTTTATATACCTTTTTCATATTACCCACCCTGTATAAGCTGAATCCGAATTTGGAAATATATCGGAATTCGTGTTTGTAAAGTATTCTGGAAATAGATTTCCTGTGAAACTCATATAATTAATGAATCTCTCTGTGTAGTATTGCGCTAATTGCCTTTGTTTTTCAACTAAAAAATCTACTTCTACCTTTTCAACATTCGTAGCGTTTTCGCTAGAGTGCTTAAAGATACCTTTGTTCGCAATCGTGTACGCTTGGAAGGGTAAAAACTCAACCATTGCCCAATGAATAAGCATAGGTTTTAAGTATTGTTCAACGAGATCTAAGTAAGGATTTGCTAAAGTATTTGCCACTATGTCAGCGCATATTTTATTTAGCAATTCAGTGCCAGTATATTGCTGTATATGTATGTCCTGTGCGACTTTAATCCATTGAATAAACGTATCCGTATCCATATTACCATTGACTGCGGTAAAACGCACCAAATCGTCTCTAGTTATTAATAATGCTGTTGCCATATTATTTAGGTAAAAATCCGTTGTTAGGCATATCAATAGGACGAGTAGAAACTAATTTGTCGTTTTTAACTACATATCCATATTTTTCTGCTTTTATTCCTGCTATTCTTTTCGCTAAAGGACTTCTAACGTCTATTCCGTAGCCTTTAAAAGATACATAAACTTGTTTATTCCATCGGTGGTAACAATTTGCTCCGCCTTTGTAAAGCCAAATGTTATACGTATCCGCACCTTCTGGACCTAAACCCGCATTTACTACTTGCGTACTCATTCGTAAAATATCCTCCTTACGATAAATCTTATTTGCTTTTCGCATAGCTTGACAAAAAGGTCGTGAACTTTTGCTTTTACCTCCGTCTTGACCTTCGTAAACGTACCTAGTAATAAAGGTTATTCCGTCGATAATTTCGTCTTGCTCACTTTTTGAATTAGGAAAAGCAATTCCGCTACTTACCAACTCAACCGCCTTCTTTAAAATTGATTTTTTAGGTTTAGAGTTAAGCAATTCGTTTTCGCTATCGTCGTTATCATAGTCCACTTCGAATTCGTCTATAAGTAACCAATCTGGGTCAACGTCTTCGCCTAAATCAATTAAAGCTTCTGCAATTTGGTAACCTTTGTCTGACGATAAATTTGTTCCTGTTTCTTCTGCGACTTGGTCTTCAGTTTGAGCATTTTCTAAGTCAGTAAATTCTAAAGGTTTTAAAGTCTTAAAGAATAACTTTAAAGCAATTCCATTAAACGCTAAAACCCTGTCAAACGCTTCTAAGATTTCGTCTTGAAAAGGTCGGACAATCATATTATTAAATAAGATAAACGAGTTCTGCAATTCGTCCGCATTTGAACTAAACCCATTTGTAGAAGCTACTCCAAACAATAAAGGCGAAGTAACGTTGTGTCCTAGCATAATTTTACGCATAGACTCCTCACTTAAGTAAGTGTAATGTTCTGGAGCGTCGTTAAGTGGAATGTCGTCTACCGTTGTTTTGCTTTCGGTATTGTTGTTAAAAGCTACAATTACTTTTTGCCCTCTAGATCCAGTAAGTTTACTAAGTACCTTTTGCGAAATTAAGTCCTGTTGTTCTTCCGAAGGAACTCCGTTGTTAAAGTTTACGACCTTCGTTCCGCTAAATCCATTTTGTACCTCGTTAATTAAATAGTCGCTTATTTCTTGTTCCAACACGGTATAGGGAATTGCACCTTGGTAATCTGGATACGAATAGTATTTCATCCCAACGCCGTAAGGACGAACAAACATTATTTCGATTTTATCTTTAGAGAATCCAAACGCGCTATAACGAGTAGGTGGGAATTTACGAACGTCCGCCCAATTGTCCGAATAAAAATATCCTGCTATTTCCCCTTTTTCGTTGCACTTTTCCGCCCTTAATAAGTTTACAGGTATATGAAAAGCCTTTAAAATTTTATCGTGTGTTTCGTTATAGTGAATTTGTATTGCAAATTGCCCAAACAACTTTCTATCGAATACCATTTTACGCGTGCAATCGCAACCAAACAAAGATACCATTTGAGCGTATTCGTTAGGCTTTCTAGAAGCGTCTAAAGCGCCTATACCTTTTCCGTATATTAAACGCGCTACGTTGTTAATAATAGCGTTGTTCGTTGTGGATTTTAAATACCTTTCAATTAAATAATTAAAGTAGTCGTTGTCCTCGCCAAATTCTACCCAAGCGTCCCTCTTTGATTCTTGAATCGTTGGTTGCTTGTATTCAGCAAGGTTTAAAATATGGTAGTTATTCATACATTATAAAGTCGTTAGTTGTTGTATTGCTTATGTATTGCCCGTCGTTAACCGAGAAAGTATCTACGTTTTGATTTGTGCAAAACATACGTTCTTTAAGGCAAGTTTCTCCATTAATATCTTTTAACTCTAGCCAGT